CGTTCTTCCAGAGCACCGCCGCGTGGCCGGTGTTGATGATGACCTGCGTGGTGATCGCGCTGGGCATCTACGTGCCGTTCTCGCCGCTGGGCACGCTGGTGGGCTTGCAACCGCTGCCGCTGGCGTATTTCCCATGGCTGGTGGGCACCCTGCTCAGCTACTGCTGCGTGGCGCAACTGATGAAAACGATCTACATCCGCCGCTTTAAGCAGTGGTACTGAGCCTTGTAGGCGCCGGCTTGCCGGCGCCTACGTGCCATGTAAGGACATGAGTGATGCGCATCTTGATCTGTGCCGGTCGGCATTACGCCGACACCCAAAAGTCCCGCCAAGTGCTGGACGCTTACCACCGCCTGCGCCCGGTGCAGGTGTTGATCCACGGTGGCAACCAGTTCCTCGGCAGTGACGTCGAGGAATGGGCCAGGGAGCTGGGCATCGACGTCGTGCGTTATCCGCCCAACTGGCAACGCCACGGCAAGCAGGCAGAACGCCAGCGCAACCATTTCATGTTGCTCGACAGTCGTCCCGACGTGGTCATTGCCCTGCCGGGCGGTGACGACACGTCGGAGTTGGTCAGCCAGGCCAAAGCCAGCGGCATTTCGGTGCTGACCGTAGAAAGCTGAATTCACGCGAGGTGCATCATGCACAAAAAACATACCCCGGATGGGTTTGCCAAATTCCGTGCGCGGCACGCCCGCAGTGCACGCCACAGCCTGCTGCTGTTGCCGCCGGCCAAACGCCGCGCGCTGCGGCGCAACTTGATATTTATCGGCGTGGCCCTGGGCCTGGTGCTGTGCATTGCACTGCTGTCCAAGGCCCATGCGGCGGGCGGTGCGTACGTGGTCGATGATGGCGCGATCAACGCGCCGGGCAGTTGCAATGTCGACGCCTGGTACAGCGCCAGCCGCCAGGCCAGCGGCACGCTGTCGCCCGCCTGCACCTTCAGCGCCCTGCCGACGGTGCAGTGGGGCGCGCCGCTGTCGCGGGGCGGTGGCGAGACCCAGTTCAGTCCGCAGCTCAAGACGCAGGTCGTGGCGCGCGAGGACCTCGGCCTGGAGCTCGCGATATCTGCCGGGTTGCACGTGGCGCTCGACCGTCGGCACGCGTTGGAGGGGGCGGAGTTGAATGTGCCGCTCACGTGGCAGCCGTTCCAGCCGCTGCGCCTGAACCTCAATGCCGGTTGGAGCCATGCCTACGATGACGGCGAGCGCAATCAGCGCCTGACGTGGGGCGCAGGTGCTGAGTATCAGGTCGCAGATCGCTGGACGTTAATCGCCGAACGCTACGGTCAGCAGGGCGGCGATCAAGCCTGGCAGGCCGGGCCACGCCTGCATGTCGGCGAGCGCATCGACGTCGACCTGCTGGTCGGGCGCAGCCTGGTCGGCGAGCGGGATCAATGGCTGAGCACCGGTGCGACGCTGCGTTTCTAGATGACTCGCCGGCATGACTGTCGGGCGGGCACGACCTATGATGGCGCCACCGCCTTTTGCAAACGAGCAGCCCCGTGAACCGGATCGAACACATCGCGCTGATGGCCCGCTACAACCAATGGATGAACCGCAAGCTCTACGACGCGGCCGGTCGGCTATCGGACGCGCAATTGCGCGAAGACCGGCATGCCTTTTTCGGCTCGATCCTTGGCACGCTGAACCACCTGGCATTGGGCGATACCGTCTGGCTCCAGCGCTTTGCCCGGCATCCTGCCGGCTATCCGGCGCTGGAGCCCTTGAGCGCCCTCGACACACCCAGCGACCTAAAACAGCTGGCCTTCGCGGATTTCCAGCAACTCGCCACGCGCCGTGCCTGGCTGGACCAGCTCATCATCGACTGGGCGCTGACGGTGCGCGAAGCCGATCTCGATCACCGTCTGCACTACCACAACATGCGCGGCATTGCGGCCGACAAGGACTTTTCCAGCCTGCTGCTGCACTTCTTCAACCACCAGACCCACCATCGCGGCCAAACGACCACCCTGCTCACCCAGGCCGGCGTGGACGTCGGCGACACTGACTTGCTGGCGCTTATCGACTGAACCCCCGCGGGCTTGGCGGCCGGACAAACAAAAGCGAACGCGATTGCGCACACGGGGTCACAACCTTGAGGCGTCGGGCAAACTGTCCTGCCCTCCCCGCGCGCAGCGAGCAATGCCGAAGCGCGTACCCCATAAGAAGGAGACGCTTACATGGTCATTCACTTCAAGGTCGCCGGCCACTTGGCCTGCGGCCACCACGGCACCAACCTCCCTTCCAGCGCCGAGCTGAACCGAGTCAAATGCCGTACCTGCCGCAACACCGATGCCTACAAAGAAGCGCGCCGCACCCAACGCAACGCCGCCCGCCGCGCTGCGCGCAAGGCCAAGACCCACACCGCCGGCGACTGGCGCGGTGCGTGGACGCAACGCCTGACCGACTTGCCAGGGTTGCAGCGCTTGCCACGGGGGTTTAGTGGGCAGCCGTTTGTGTAATACCGCATGAGTGCGGGTAAACCCAGACAACAAAAAACCTGCGCTTGGCAGGTTTTTTGTGGGGGTCCTATTTGATGCAAAAGCGGTCAACAACCTCATTCTTTCCACCGATATCACCTATTGGATGCTTGATACCGGGGGTGCTTAGCGACCCATCGGTCATTCAGAAGTGAATATACCGGCATGAAGTAACGCCGCGATAATAAACGGAGACTTTTTCTCCAGATACTCAGCCATCCCTCCCGTATTGCTCGACTCCAATTGAAGCTTCAGCGCTTCATACTGCTGGCGGACCGAGGCATTTCGCCTAAGCAAATCCCTGAACCCCAGCATCTGGGTGATCGTAAGGTGCCCACGGTTACAAACGTGGAGCTTGTGCGTGCGAATCCCATCCACATTACGCCGATAGAAATGATGCCCTTCCGATAGATCACTGCCTCGTACATACCCCAACCCCCTCAACACTTCGTCCCGCGACGAGGCATTGCGATGATCGTGAACCACGATGAGCACATCAATCTCAGGCTTTGCTGCAAGCCCTGAAACAGAGGTGCTTCCAACGTGGTGGAGGGTAATCAGTTCATCGCCAAAGGCCGAAGCGATAAGTGGCTTGTCCGCCAGAAATCGGGCGGGCCAAGTCGTGTTGTAGGGCGCGATCTTACTGGTCAGTGCCATGTCCATTCCTTGGCGGCTTATCTCTAAAGCACCGAATTTTCCGTCAAAACATGTGCATTCGCCAGTGACTGATAAGGAAACCTCGGCAATGCGGCGATTGAGCAGATCGAATTAGGCTCCGTACGAAAAAATAATGTCGTAAACCCGCATCTGGATCGCCGCCGGCGTCACCGACATGCGCACAGCCTGGTGGGCTCAGCCAACTGCAACGACCTGAACCCGCAGCCTATTTGACCCACGCGCTGGAGCGTATCACCGAAGGGCTGATCGGCTAGTGGTGTTGCGGACGGTTATGTTTCACGCACTGACGGTTTGGTGTAATCGGCAAGATGCGTTGCGTGGCCAAAGCGCCATCACTCTAGTAGCATTGAGCCACTGGGAAGGTGAATCCAGATTTTTTCGTTCAACATGGAGATGAATATGGGCTTCTGGGATAAGGCTGGGGAACTCGCAAAAAAGGCAGGAGCCTACGCTGTGCAAGAGGCTAAGGCCGCAGGGGATCGCTCTCGGGAATACAAAGAGATGATGCCTACCCTTTCTGATAATGAGCTCCTGGCAATCGTGAAAAAAGAGCGTAGCTCTTCACCTCTGAAAGCTGGCGCGGCGCATAGTGAACTTAAAAATAGGGGCTACGACCCAGAGTCGATTCAAAAACTCTTGGCAAAGAGCTAGTTTTCACTCGAACTCTATACATTTTTAACGAGGAACGTGTATGTCCTGTAGTGCTTGTGGTGCTGGGAACCACACTTTAAGAAATTGCCCCAATGTTAATCGCTGCTCTGTTTGCAACAAATCTGGGCACAACGCGCAAACTTGTCCTGAGGCCCGTCGTTGCAGCATCTGTAACGGCAGAAACCACGACGCAAGAAACTGCCCTGTCAAAAAATAAGATGCTCTCTTCATGTCACTAGATTAAGTGATGAGGAGGGCTGTGCACTGGCAATTAAGATCCGTCGACCATGACGGTCACGGTAGGGATGGCAGTTACCTGCCACCCCCTCCCCCGCAAAGATTCGTACGTGCGGAACTACCGTATACGACTACTGCTCTGCGTTCGTGACGCAAAGCGATCCTCAGGCATCGTCGCGTGTTATCAGAGGTTGTCCTTTCAAGACCTGGTGAGTTTGGCAAATCAGGCATGGCATGCCGATGCCCCCGGAGACTTTGGCGGGCTGGCCATGAGTGCCTGTTGTTTACACCAGCCAGAATCATTCTCCGTCGATGCCGGTTGGACCGAACCCTGCCTGCGCGGCGCAATCGATGCAGTCATTCACCTCTGCAACAACACCCGTGCCAACTTCAATGGTGGCTTTACCCCGCCATCCTAAAGGACCGCCCAAACTGGCGAAGCTGTCCATAAAGCAGAATCGTGGTCATGGGTTGGTAATTGATGGCCAGTGCCGCCATGCGCTTTTCTCCAGACAATAAAAAGGCCCGCCGAAGCGAGCCTTGTGGTGATTTGATTTGCAACTACAGGCAGCCTTGAAGGGCCGATAGTCTCTTGTTGGCGATCCAGTTACCGAGCACCACGTAATACTTCGCTACAGAGCCCGAGCCTTGCGGCTGAATATCAACGAAATACTCCGAGCCCTCGGTGAATACGGTGTAACCCGTATCGCGCCCAGGCTGAAGCGTTGCACCTGGCGCTCCGCCGAAGATCGGCTGGTTCTGCCATTCGTAATGAACGCATTTAGCCAGTGCGGCGTCGGATTTTTTCGAGGCGAGCACTTTGTATGGCCCCGCCTGGCGCGCCTCGTTCATGGTTGGAGCCATGCATCCTGCCAGCATCACCACCGATACTACCGCTATCAAAATCCGCATGTCGTTCCCTCGTTGGTTTGGCGGGACTTTAGCATTGAGGGCGCAGATGAAAAAGCAGACGAGAGGCTAGACCTTTTTCCGTTCCGCTATCTGCTAAAGACGGAGCCTGTAAAGAGACGAAGGTCAAATATCAATGCAGTCAGTCAAGTGGCGTGCAGGGCTAGTCATAAGGTTTTCAAAATTCTTTTCAAGAAAAACAGGCATGAATAGCGGAATTTCGAGACGAACGATGAAATGCAGGGCAATATGACATCACTAGCGGTGATACTCAAAAGACCGGCTAGGATCATAAAAGCCCAGCCCACAATGGCTTCAACGGATCATTGAAGATAATTCAATGTCATATGAACAACATGGCTCACGAGCCAAGTACATACATAGCGGATCGAAAAAGGATAACGACCCTCATGCCTGAAATTAAGAAGTTCACAATAAGAAATTACAAGGGAATAGAAGAAACATCTATTGCCCTAGACGATAGAACAAACAGCCCAATCATTACACTAATCGGCTTAAACGAAAGTGGCAAAACCACAATATTAGAGGCTCTATCCTACTTTGTTAGTAGCGATAAATTAGTATCAAGCATATTCGGAAGAAACCGCGCCAAAACCAAAACCAACGAAATAATTCCAATTAATAGACGTTCCGCATTCAATGCAAGCATAGAGATAGAAGCAGTTGTAGTGCTTAATGAAAAAGATATCAGCGAAATCTCCTCGCTCGCAAAATCCAATGACTTTTATATAGATTTAGAGCGAATATCCAAACCATTCACCCTAACAAAAGAAATGCTTTTCGAAGATAGCATACTTGTATCTTCAAGTGACATGTGGAACGCTGATTTATGGGTGCGCTCTAAAAAAGGCACTGAGTTTATCGAGTGCCTGCCTGACGGCGAAACAGAGGAATTCTGGCTCGCAAGTATGAATGCATTACATAAGAACCTTCCTAGTCTTGCGTATTTTCCAACATTTCTTGTAGACATACCAAACAAAATATATTTACAAGAACACGAAAATGAAACCGCCGCAAATCGACATTACCGATCCATATTTCAATCCATTATGGAGGGCATAGATGAAGGATTAGATTTAGAGAAACACGTATCTCGCAGAATTAGCACTTACGCAGTCAACCAGCCAAATTCGAGCTGGCCTGCGAATTTTATGACAAGCCCTGAAAAGTCGTTAATTGATGCAGTATTTAAAAAGGCGTCCAACCTAGTTACAAAAGAAATTATTGGTGGTTGGAAGCGGGTATTTTCAAAAGACTCTTCAGCCAAGCAGATGTCAATAACGTGGAATATTGACACAAGTAAAGGCAATATTCCATATGCCTCCTTTATGGTATCGGACGGCGAGTCTGACTACGAAATTAGCGAGCGCTCATTAGGGTTTCGCTGGTTTTTTTCGTTTCTCTTGTTCACCGCCTTTAAAGGAGACAGCAACAAACCATCTATTTTAATATTCGACGAGCCCGCTGCAAATCTACATGCAAAAGCACAAGCAGAACTTTTGAAAAGCTTTGAAAAAATTGCAACTAACGGAACTAAAATAATATATTCAACACATAGTCATCACATGATAAACCCTAGATGGCTAGGAGGCGCATACATAGTAGAAAATACCGCACTCAATCCAGATGAAGGAGAGCATTTTGAATTCTCCTTCAATCCCACTAAAATTAAAGCCACAAAATACAAAGAGTTCCTTTCAAACTACCCATCAAGATCTAGCTACTTCCAGCCAGTCATTGAAAGTCTGGATTATATAACGCCCGAATTAATAGGCGCCCCGCCTTATCTGTTGGTCGAAGGCATATCAGATTACTACGCATTAATAATTGCGCAGAAAATCAGCAGAATCAATCTGCACTTTAGAATATTGCCAGGTGTCGGCTCAGGTGCTAGCGGCCCTCTAATAAGCCTAATGATGGGAAGAGGTGAGCACTTCCTAGTCCTACTTGATGATGATACCGCAGGGAGAAAAGAATGCGCACGGTATAAGGCCGACTGGTTCCTTCCCGATGCGACGGTATTTACTTTAGCGACAATTAGTGAAAAGTTTTCGGAGGTAGCTCTAGAGAAATTACTTGATTGCAACACAATCGAATTGATTAAAAACCATTACGAAATAACCAACTCACCTTCAAAGAAACAAATAGGCTGGTATTTGTCGGAAAAATGCGCAGAATCCGAGATAGATCGAGCCTCTATTTCTAAAGACACGCTAAACAGCCTAATGGAAGTGCTTGAGTTCGTGAACTCAACAGTTAGCCCCGGAATTAAAGCACCATAACAACACTATAAAGTTTTTTATTTCTGGCTCGTAACTACCCACACAAATAATATTTCAATGCACCTAACTTTCTCTACACGGTAGCAAAGCACTGAGAGAAACCTGGCATTCAAACAAGGATTCCCCAGTCCTTCGCCTGCAAGCCCAAGGACTGGGGTTGCGCCAATTTCGGCGCGTTTATGACCTGGAGGTCAATGTGACAGAAGAAGTAAAAGTGAGCATGTCGGCATTCGACGTTGGCGTTGGCGTTGTCAATGCTTTGGGCGCTCTCGCAATCGCCCTGAAGGCATCACCAGGATTCAATAACGACGCATTGAAAAAGGTGACTCAGTTCTTCTTGGACAATAAAGTGCCTCAGCCATTTCGGGGTCCTGAAGCGGAAGAGGCTTACGCAAGGCCTCTAAGGATTATCCTCAGCGACCAAGCTCAGGTCATGCAATGGCTGGGACAAGATGAGTCTAAGCACTGATAGCTGAAGAGCTCGAGCGGCACTCCTTAGGCAGCGCGCTTATTGAGATGCCGCCGCCTTTAGAAAGAATCCAAACAGGGGAACCATCCGCGTTTTTCGCAGCGCTGCAAATGACACTCCCGACCTTCGCGCGCGTAATTTTGTTCTTCATGCAAATCTCCTGCTGCTGAATCACGTCATGTTGGTTGTTTTGCGTCTTTATGCCTGAGTATCAGGCGTGTTCTCTCGTGCTAGGGACCGCAATAGACGATGATCTCGGACGGCCTGCCGTATAGGTGGTGTAACAAGAAAGGGCCAGGGCCGAACGTGCCTGACTCTTTGCCAGGTAACACCGGATCAGTGCCCAGATAAATCCCTGCATGATTTGGGTGAACCGTCCGTCCCACATGCATGACGATCAGGTCACCGCGCTGCGGCTGGTCCACCCGCACAAAGCCAGCGGCCTCGTAATGCTGCTCGTACTGGCTGGGGTTCCGTGGCGGTGTTCCGGCACGGGAAGTACTTCTGCGCTCGGCCGACGGCCAACAACAGGCCGCAGCACTCGCGCGGATATTCCTCCGCCGCGTGCGCCTGGATGGCCGCGACAATGGCCTCAGCATTGACCTCGATGATCTCCCGCACGGTATCCGCCTGTTTGGTGGATACCTCAGTGGATACCGTGCGTTTGGATACCAGTGCATCGGCCTTGGCCTGGATCTTTGCCTTGAGGTTGCGCTCCCACCCATCACGCTTGGCGCGCTTGTTGATGGCGCCGTGGGTGATGCCCTGGGTTGAAGCGATCTCTCGGATGGAAAGCAGCCCGGCCCGGTAGGCGCGTTCGATTGCCTCCCAGTCGGGTTGCTTGGTTGTCATAAATTATCTCAGGTACGGCTAAATGTAGGATTGCAATAGTGGCGAGTTGCCGGTATTGGTAAGGCTCATGTCAATGGAGCTTCAGCCATGAGTGAAGGCATCAAGAACATCGGAAACATCGCTTCCCATACCTACCGGGGCCAATCAGTTGAATCACAAAGAGCAATGGCCGTCGCAGCAGCTCTTGATCTTATTGCCCTGAATGTAAGCGGTGCGCACAGTGGCGGCCTGTTGGATGCGGAACTAAACAGCCTGGGCGATTACGCTGATAAAATCCAGGAAGCGTTGAAACTGAAGTGACCCACCCGTGCCGCACTCACCTGCGGCACAACTAAATTTGATAGGTTGCAAAAACCTTCGTTGCCACATAGCAAGTAAACGACATGAATAGAGTAGTGTTACGCGCTTTATAAAAACTCAATGTTCGGCGCGATTTGCTTTTAAGTGTGGCCTGGTACCGGTCGAAATGTTCTTCGGTTTTGACCTTGCCGGTCTCTAAATCCGCCAGGTATTGAGAGTTGTATTTCACCATCTCGATTACCGCTTCGATTCGCTTAAACCCAAAAAATGCTGCTGCTGCCATCACGGCCAGCGTCCACAGGTACATCGTTTCAATGTTGTGACCCAAGGGGCCAAAAGGAATCGTCTGAGCCATATAAGCGCACGCAGCTAAAGTGGCACCCAAGATAAACCGGTCAAACCCCATCGATTCAGTGCTCGCCGATTGATGAAGCAGCACACTGCGCGTATCCGTGCTCATTTTCGTTCCTTCAGATAGTGATTCATCTCATGATAACCCTCTTCCATGCTCATTCAGCAGCTTGAGTAACCATCTGGTGCGTCTGTGCGTGTGCATGACCGTGGAGCAGTCCAACGATCAGGCCTTGGGGCAGCCCGGATTCCCTGGCAGCGTCCACGGCATCGGCAATGGCCTTGTCGAGCGCGCTTACCGCCGCATTGATGTCTCGGCTCATCGGCAGCGCGTGGCGCAGTCGGGTGACGTTGCTCACTGCGTCACACGAAGATGAATGCAGCCACCACCAGGACGATGATCACCAGTGCGATCCCGCCGAACAGGGTGACAGTCTTGGAAGAATTGGTGTTCGAAGCCATGACGATACCCTCGGCGCATTACGCGCCACAATTTATGAGTTAAGAAAACGTGGCGCGGATTACTGCGTCGCCCGATTGAGGGCTTCATTTGCCTTATCGGCAGCCTGAGCGGCAATGGTTGCAGCCTTGGTGGCCTTGTCGGCGGCCGTGCCAGTCTTGCGGGTCAACTCCTCCAGGCGCTTGTGACGCTCAGTCATCGCCGTGTAGTAAGCCTTGCGGATGACCTGGCGCAAGTCCGTCCCGGTCAGGGCGAATCGGGAAAAAGCCTTGCTCAGTGCTACCTGGAACTTTGCCAGGGACAAGGGCTACACATCGCTTGCGAACCCCTGCGCGGGGATCAAGGGCAACAAGGAAACCGGGCGGGATACCTATGTGGAAGATGAGCTCTTCAAGTGCGTCCATGACAAGGCCGACGTGGGTCTGCGCGATGCCATGGATCTCGCCTACCTGACAGGCCAACGGGTAACGGACACGCGCCTGATGGACGAGCGAGACGTCAGGGATGGGCAGATTTGGGTGCTCCAGGGGAAAACAAAGGCTAAGCGCCGGATTGAGGTGACTGGCGAGCTGAAGGTTTTGATTGATCGGATAATGTCCCGAAAGTGGGGCCATAAAGTCCGCTCGACGCGGCTGATCGTTACGGAGGAAGGCGCACCGATGACGGTGTCCATGTTGCGCAGAAGGTTTGACGTGGCAAGGGAGGCTGCTGGCGTTAAAAAGCCTGAGTTTCAGATGCGAGATTTGCGCGCAAAGGCTGGTACAGACAGAGCGGAATCCAGCGGGGACATCATGCAGGCCAAGGATCAACTTGGGCATACCACTGTGGTGATGACCGAGCAGTACATCCGCAATCGAAAAGGCAAAAAAGTCTCGCCGACGAAATGAATTGCGGACCAACTGATAAATCGCGGACCAAAAACAAACAAGGGCTTGCATCAGCTTTCGCCAGCAAACCCTTGATTTTAATTGGTGCCCGAACCCGGAATCGAACCGGGACGCCCTTACGAGCGGGGGATTTTAAGTCCGTAGCTTTTTCTTTTAAAATCAACCAACTAGCCTCTTTCTTGCAACGCAACAAGGCTTAATTGCCTTCTATGCAACCCTTTCAATTCAAGGGGTCTAAAAATTTTGCGGTGCAGAAATTGCGCCGCAAAACCCCTATCTCGGCGTTCTGCCGGCCTAAATCAAATACTCAAATCACATCGACTGCTACGCTGTTCACTTCACGGAGGAACAGATATGCCCAACTCAGACCTACTCCCTTCCCTGCTCTCAAAACTGTACGAAAACCAGCTAGCGCTTGAAGCATCTATCATGGAGCTGTCAGGTTGGGTCGAGCAACGCGGCTCTGCTGAGGTGGCCGAGAATATACGAGGAGCTCTGCACACCATTGATGAGAATGAGGAGTTCATAAAGCTGGCACTGGCACTACTAATGTCGCCAGAGTGAGTTCGCCAGTGCAGAATTCAGTGCACTCGGATCTTGGATTCGCTTTGACTCACTGGTGGTGAACCGCAACTACTCGTGAAGTCAGCTGCCCGATTCTTCATTCGCTGCCCAGTGACGACATAAAGAACGTCGATGCCGACCTTAGCGATCGACGCTAGATAGTCCGCCCGCGGAATTCTAGCTCCGGCCTCATATCGACCTTGAGCATTCACCTCCACTCCCCCTGCGGCACCGAGCATGGCTTGGGTTAAGCCGAGGCGAATCCTTTCAGATTTTAATCTAGCACCGATACCCATCTAAAATACCCTCGAACAAAAGCCCTTCTCATAAGATTACCATCGAGTTTTCGGCGCCGCAGCAAGGCTTAAATCAGCATCTCGTTCTGATCTATCTATCGCGCCCGCCCCCACTGCTCGCTTAGCGGTCACGATCTACACTGACTGAAAATAGGGAGGAACGCGGGAATGTGCGGGAGACTTACGCAGTATCGAGGAATCCACGATTTCGTTGCCGCGTTGAGCATGCCCAATGCCCTGGCGAATTCCGTGGGTGACCAGCCGATTGAGCGCTACAACGTAGCCCCATCCACCCAGGTAGCATTGCTGCACATCCAGGAAGATCTGTTGCACGCTGACCCCGTGCGCTGGGGATGGCGGCCTCACTGGGCCAAGGACCGTGCCGCGCCGATAAATGCCCGCGTGGAGAAGGTAGCTCATGGCCCGTTCTTCCGGGCGATCTGGCCACACCGGGCAATCACGCCGATCGATAACTGGTTCGAGTGGGTTGATGAAGGCGGGCCCAAAAAGCAACCCTATTTGATTCGTCGACGCGATGGTGCGCCGGTCTTGTGTGCTGCCATCGGCCAACTACCCGACGCCGATGAAGGCCCAAGCGAGCACGACGGCTTCGTGATCATCACCGCCGACAGCGCGGGCGGTATGGTGGACATTCACGACCGGCGCCCCGTTGTGTTAACGCCGGACCTTGCGCGGGAATGGCGGGACCCGGCTACGCCCAAGGAGCGCGCCGAGCAGATGGTGCTGCATCAGGGCGAACCCGCAGAAGTGTTTGAATGGTTCAAGGTCGACACGGCCGTGGGCAATGTCCGGAACAAAGGGCCAAAGTTGATTGAGCCAATGATTCAATAGCCGCCCCGATACTGCAGCAGTAAGGGCTGGATGTGGTCGCAAGCCTCGTGCTACACGGCGTTCAGAGATTCACCGTCTAAAACTCCATCGCCATTATTGGCGATTTAGGACCAATGAAACCGGGTTGGCACCTGCTAGTATTAGACAGCGAAAGCCTCCTCTGGCGACCTGCCGACGAACACCCCTCCCAAATCTATCTCGCCTCGATTACTGTATGCACATACAGCACTTGAGTTTTCCCACCATGAACATCGACGAAGACACCTCCGCGTGGCTTGGCTGCCCCACGCCTCTGGAAATGTACAAGCACCAGTGCACTCTGCTTGAGGACGAACTAACCCAAACTGAGGCGCTGCTACGCAATGCCCGGAAGAACATCGCCGGGCTTGTGCAAATGAATGACGCGCTGACCACCGGCAAGGCCATAGCGGAAAACGCGCTGAAGGCAGCCTTGGCGGAGATCGCAGAACTCAAAGAGAAATGCTCAGAGCCCGCCATCCTCGGCATGAGACTCGTTGCCGAGCAGCGCGACTATCTGCTCAGGGAGAATCAGCGTCTACTGCTGGAAAAAGGGGTGGCGGCTACTGGCACGCCGTAACCGCTGCCAGCAACTGGCGCTCATAACCGATTCGCTGCCGGCGCTCTGCCAGCAAGGCCCGCACCTTCACCTCCAGGCTGTCGGACTTCTTGAGTCCCTGTGCCGCCCACGGCGGCACGGCGACCGCTGTCGTTTTGCACGGCACCAGTACCGGCACCTCCACGCGCACAGTCCGTACCTCGGGCTCCCTGGCTGCGCACCCGGTCAGCGCCAGGGCCAGCACCATCAACAAACACCTCATAGCCCCAACTCCTGGTCAATGATGTCCCCGGCTGCCTTGGCAGGGTCGCCCCCCGTCCGCTCCCGCAACAACTGATTGGCTGCGGCATAGTCTGGCTGGGCCTCCTGGCTCGCTTTCTCCTGCGCCAGGGCCGCGTTCCGCTCCCGCAGCTTACCGGCCTGCACAAGCTCGCCAAGTTTCTTGCCCTGCTCGCCAGTCAGCGTTACCAGGTTGTCACGGGCAGCCTTGGCCCCTGACAACTCACTGTTGGCCTCATCGAGCAGCGGGCGGTAGTGGGCGGCGGCACGCCACACCCCGCCGGCTGCGCCGAGGACCAGTAGCAGGATCACCGCCAGCCCCAGGATCACCAGCTTTTGCACCGGGCTCATGCCGCACCCAGGAACATCGCCCGCTCCGCCGCACGACGCTTCGACAGGCCGGCCAGCACCTGGCCGCCCGCCTTGTTCCAGCGCGGGAACTGCTCGGCCGCGCCGGAGTAGTCACCAGCGTTCAAAAGTTTCAGCAGGGTCGACGAACCCAGGTTGGAGGCGCCAAGGTTGTAGGTGAAACTCATCAGCGCGTCCCACTGGCCTTGGTTGAGCGCCACCTTCACCAATCGCTCAATCTCAGGCTCAAACCGTCCAATGTCGTTCACCAGCATCCGTTCGGCCTGCTCGTTGGTGATGCTCATGCCCGAGGTGATACCGCGCGTTGCTCCATAACCGATAGTCCATACCCCGACCGAGTCCTGATAGGACTTGAGCCGAAGCCCCTCAAACGACTTGATCAGGCTCACGCCCTTCTGCGATGTGCGCATGCTTTTCTCCAGGCAAAAATAAACCCGCTCAATGGCGGGTGGAAATGTTCGGGCCCTGATCACTCAGGCACTGGAGGCCATTCAATGATATCTGGATAGCTCGATTGCTCCGGCACGCGATTCAGTGCAACTCGGTACTTCTTCCAGGCCTTCAGCGCGGCGATCTCTGCGTCGGTCGCCTCGTCGCCATCCACGGCATCCTGCAATGGAACAACCGCATAGTCGGCAGATTCGCGCAGGCGGGCAGCTTTGATCTGGGCTTCTTCCAAAGGGTCAGCGGCGGGAGGCGGCAGTGGATCGGGAACCTCCACAGGATGCAGGTCTTCAACAGCCACGTGCAGCGTGATGCTATGAGCCAGGTCAGAGGGCTCCCCGTCCTTCTCGACGCTTACAGTCAGAACGCCCTCGGCAAAGCTGATAGCCACGGAGGCGCCATTGTCTGCCTGGTTCAGCACGTATCCCCAGCCCTCTGGCGGGGGCACCATTCCGAGCGTCCCGTGAATAAGGTAAATCCCAGTGCTGGGGTGCTCTGCGGAGAGTGAATCGGTCCCGAGAGATGTGACATCGATGATGGCGCCCGTGGCGCCGAGAATGTTTACTGCTGCGCGAGTAGCCATATTCAGATTGCCTTAAGTGTGCCGTCAGCGGCTTTGGTGGTGTTACCGGTGTGATAGATCTCACGCATGATGGCGCTCGCATAAGTCCCGGATCGGAAGTAAATGCGGCCAAAGAAAGACATCATGATCTGGGAGCCGTAACTTGTGCTGTTGTAACCGGCGTTGATCATCGTGCCTTGCGTTGAAGTCTCAGGCGCCCCGGCAGTCGACGCTGCCCACGTCATGAAGGAGTTTCCATAGACGTTGATTGTGTCTGCCAGTGGTGAAGTCCGGTCACCGACCAGCAATACGTTTCCGTTGGCGGAACCCGCCGCGAGCGTCGCCGACGAGCCGAGGCCAAGCCCGGCCCGAGCAGCTACTTGCGTAGCACCACCCGTTCCGCCATTTTCCACCGGCACTACGCTTTGCGTCGCAACACTACCAAGCCCGAGCGCTGCGCGGGCGCCAGCCTGAGTTGTAGCGCCGGTGCCGCCCTTGAGTACCGGTACGACATTCTCTGTCGAAACGGAGCCAAGACCTGCGAGCGTGGCGCCCCAGTCATTCAGGATCTGCCGCACCTGGTCGGCCAAGCTCTTGGTGTACCCCTGCACCGGAACAATCGCATACGTGCCGGCTGCGGCCGTAGCGCTGCGGTAGTTCGGTGAGATCGCCAGCACGGTGTTGCTGACAACATTAGTGACCTCGTACCATCCGCCGTCCGGACCGAGGAAGGCATCACCTACCCGACTGTTGGCGACGAAGGATGTACCGGTGCCTGTAACGGTATTGGAATTTAAAGCTACAGCAATGGTGCCGGTTCTATACCAGGCCATGTTTTTCTCCAGGCAATAAAAAAGCCGCACTTGGCGGCCATTAAATACTGATTTACAGGATCAACTACGATACGGGCTTTGCGAACGTCACAGGAATGAAGAAGTTAACTGAGTTAGCTACTCCAATTATAAATGGGACCACTCTATTATTTGCGTAGTCCCAAGTACAATACAGCTTCGCAAAGCGCGTCGAAGCACCGCCGACATCCATACCTATATTATTTATAAGCATGTAATCACCAGAATCCAAGGGAGAGTAAGCAGTCCAAGAGGACTTGCTAGTTCCTTGCGCGCCGGTGGATGAGCCTAAATATGTCCAGTTAGTAATGGTTCTTGTAAATTGAGCGCAGGGGGTTCCGATATCCATCAGCAGCTTAGGAGTGCCATCCCAGAGTCGAAGGCCGTACTCAGATGTCGCTTTCGATTGAAAAGCCGCTACAAAATAACTGCCAACACCATCGATGATAAAAGAGAAACCCGTCCAGTTACCCGGACTTCCCCCAATCGTCACGTAGCTGAAGGTGCAGGAGGCGTCTGGTCGAACAAAAACCAGCGGCGGCTCCTCAGTTGTAATCGCCGGAGAAAATGTCGCCCCCCCGGAATACCTTCCCTTTTGTAATACGACCAGCCGAGAAAATTCAGAATCTAAAGTGACCACATCTCCATTGTTTTTGAATTCTAATCCGTAGCCCATTTACCTATACCTCATCACCAGGAGTCGCTGAGTACCGAGCGCCATAGTGGTTCCTGATTGCGCCCTATTGGCAAACCACACATAGACTCCACCTGCAACAACCTGAGGTTCAAACTGCGCAGCATAGGAGTTCTGAGCATTAGGATCTTTCGGATATTCTCCTGAAGGAATGCAGATTGCCGAATGCGTGCTCGGATCCACACCCGGAATAGCAAAGTAGGCGTTCCTTGCCCCTGATATATTTGGTGGGTTCTTAGTTACAAGCGCAGAGTAAACAATCCTCACCGTAAATGAGTCTGGTGTTATCTCCGGAGCATTGCCTGGCGCCCATGTCCAAAGTCCATATTCAGCCATTACTGAAGCCTCCCGACCATCACTCGGCGGTTTTCATTTCCGTCATAAACAGAAAGCCCGTCGTTGTTCAGCAGAGACGAGCCGCCAGTACCAGCGCTCCGCAGGGTGAACGTCCCCGCCTTCACGTTGATCTCCAGCAGCGGAAGACCTTTTGAGTCCACGGCTTCAGACCTCAGCGTCATCCCGAGAATGATTTCTTGGATGAACGCCCTGCTGATGATTGCCGTGTTCAATATCGCCTGACCATTTTCAAGCACAAACATCGGCTCAACCCGGCCATCGGCCTCGTTGACGACAGCAAAGCGCTGGGCAAAGATGAGAAATTCCGATTGCTCACCATCAGAACCAAACGCGAATCCGGCAGCTACCTTTCTGCCATCAGCAATGGTTTGCGCCTTGAAAGTCACCATCGAAGAAACCTTGCCGTCGGTACCGGCCTGAGCCTTCGCCGTGAACTGAATCGACGACTGATTTTTCCAGTCGTTGATCGCCGCAGCCAAATCCCCCTCATCCGTACCATCGCGCCCGCCACCAGAAATGGCTTCGAGCGTAGTAGATTGGGATGCAATCGACTTATTGGTATCCGCGAGCGACTGGGTGACGGTCTGGACGGCTGCCGAATTGGTATCGACGGAGCTTTTCAGTTGGTCCATACGCTCGGTAGTCGCGACCTTGTCGGTGGCCACCACCTGCTCAAGCGTGGTCAGTGCCGCCTTGTTGGCCCCCACGGCCGCGTCCAGCGCCGTAGTGCGCTCAACCATTGCCCTGTTATCGGAAGCCTGCACCTTTACCTGCTGCGCAAACTTGGCCGTGGAATCCCAGCCTTTCACCGCATCGGCAAGGTCGCCCTCCCCGTCATCTTCGCGCCAACTGGCCTGAAGCGATTGCAGCGCCGAAGCGTTCGCCGTGACCTTGCCGTCCACCGTCTCGATTGAAGACTTGTTCTGCTCGATCTGAAACGCCATGGCCTTGGACGTTTCTGCAATAGTGCCCATGTTGAACCAGAACTCAGCGGCCGGCGGCGGGGTATTCACCGGTACCGCTTTCAGTGCCTGCCATAGATTTTGATCCGTGCGAACAATTTGTCCGGCGCTATAGGTTTTGTTCGGCACGTAGACAAGGGCGTCCGTTACCTGGCCAATCAAGTCTTCCATTTCCTGTTTGGCCTGCTCCAGGCGATCATTGACAGAGCCCGGACCGTCACCGGTTATGAGCTCAATTTCCTCGCGCAGGCTCTGGTACAGCGCGCCCTTTCCAATTTTCTCGGCGTAGTACGCGTCGTACTCGCTTTGGTTCGAGCTGGCCTGGCCGTTTACTGCACCTGGAACGGGGAAGAAAGGCCCCACGTTCCCAGTGCGATCGACGAGGCGAGCCCAAAAAAACAGGCTCGCACCCGCCAACAGGCTATGCATTTCATGTTTGGCCTGCGGGTAGCTAAAGTCGCCCAATTTCAGCGCACTCGCCAGATCTGGCGAAGGGCTGCACCAAAGCTCAGTCCGTTGCGTGTCCTCGGCCCCAGGAGGAAATCCCCACTGAATGGCGATACCGTAGACCAGGCTGACAGTGTTCAGGAACGCCACCGCCGGCGGCAGGCCGACCTTGCCTTCCAGGTTGGTCAGGTTGGAGTTTTTCCAGATCGACGAGATCTCGAACGCGCTCACCGAGCGGACTCGCGCCAAGTAGGCGCCCGAGTAGATGCCAGTGACGTCGACGCTCGTCGAGCCGGTGCGTTGCAGCTTGATCCAGTTGCCGCTGTCCTTGCGCCACTCCACGTCGTACGCGACCGCCCCAGGCACGGCAGGCCACGAGATGTTCATGGTGCTAATCGCCAGGCCCTGGTCCACGGCGTAGTTCGACGTGATGGTGACGCTCGCCGGCGCCGGGACCATGGTGATCGGCACAACGCTGATTGGCCGATCTTCCAAGCGCGCGCCAGTGTCGATGTGATCGAACTTGCTCGGGTCGTACTGCACAGCCGAGATCTCGAACACGCCAGCCTCTGGCCGGGCCACGCTCACCACGCGGTAAAGCGGGATGGCGAGGTCGTCCGCATCCAGCGCCCACACCAGTTCGCGCTCAGGCGGCACGGAGTAGGCCAGGGTTACGGTGACTTGCCGGCCGCTGACCAGTTGCACGGTGCGCCCCTCGCACTTGCCGTCAGGCAGGTTGAGGATCAGCCGGTCGCCGGGCTTGGCCTGGGTGTCGCGGTCAAGGGTGATGACCTTGCCGTTCACCGCCGAAATGCGTCCGCCCACTGGCCGACCGGCCAGCAGCTCGTCGGCGATCGGGATTACATAGCCAGGCAGCGGGATACGTCCGTCGAGGCCGACCTTGAAGGTGACGGCGCGGTCCTTGGAGTTGGTGAGCAGCGCCCACTTGCCACGGCGCTGCGCCTCCGACTCGCGGGTGCAGCCGATGGCACTGATCTCCAGCGGGTTGTCGCCGTAGCGCCGCTGCAACTTTGGATCAGTGACCGCCGTGACGTCGGTGTCGTAGTTGTTGGCCGGGTTGTCGTAGCTGATCAACGCGCGGGTGTAGCGCGTGCGCTCCGAGGCGCTGGAGTAGGTGAACTTGCCGTCGATCACGTTCGCCCGGACGTAGGCGAAGTCGAAGTCGGTGGCGCGCGGCATGTCCGCCAGCGTGAAGACTTGGCCCTGCGCCCAGTAGGTCATGCCCCGGTAGATCGTCGAGATGTCTTGCAGTAGCGACCAGGCGTCGGCCTTGCTTTGCAGGTTGAGGTTGCAAATGAAGCGAGGCTCCATGCCCCCCTTACCGTTCGGCACCAGTTGATCGCAGTACTGGGAGATCCGGTAAAGCTCCCACTTGTCCACCATCCACGGTTTGATGCGACGGCCCAAGCCGAAGCGGTCAACCGTGGTGATGCCGTGCGTGGCCCAAACCGGGTTGTTGGTGTATGCCTCCTTGAGCGTCCCATCCCAAATGCCGCTGTATGTGCGCGACACAGGGTCATAGTTGCTCGGGACTTGCCACTTGCGCGCCTTGCAGCCGACGGTCACCGCCGGGATGCTGCGGAACTGCTCGGCGGAAAATTCAATGTAGAGCAGCGCGGTGTTCGGGTAGCGAATCTTGGCGTCGATCACCTCGGTGAAGCCGGCAATCTGCATGGTGTCCGAGATTTTGTTGTTGTTCTGGTTGATCGTCAGGCGGGTGATACGCATCAGCCAGCCAGTGGTTGCCCGGGGCAAATCGATACGGCGGGTGCGCTCGTAGGTGCTGGTGGTCTTGCCGTCGACTGCTTCACTCAGCACCTGCTGATACGTGCCGCCGTCGGTGGCCAGCTCAACTTTGTACTCAATGCGGTAGCCGTTGATGTTGTTGCTCGAATCCACGGACTGAAGCGCGGGCCAGGCAAAGCGCACGCGCACGGCGGAAAGCTGCGTGTTGCTGATCGAGCGCACCCACGGCGTGCCGCTGCGCAGCTCTGTACCGATGGTGGTTTCGTTTTCAATCGACGGGATACCCTGGATATAGGTCTGGTCCACGGCCCCGGTGCGCCACTCCCACTTCACGTTCGGGAAGTTCATGTTGCCCTGCGGGTCTTGCAGCGGGGTGTTGTCGAGGAAGATGTCGCGAGCGGTCGGCGTGCCTTCGAACTCACCCTCGCCCACGGCGATCAGCATTTTGGCGATAGCGACCGAGCGCAGGCTGTCCGGGGCTTCCGTTGGCGTTTTGGGTTTTTCTTCGCCGCCCTTGGCGCCGTGGATGTCTAACTTGCGTACTGCGCCCATGCTTTTCTCCAGGCAATAAAAAACCGCCTATGGGGCGGTTGTGGTGCTGCGAGTGACGGCTACATCTGGTCGTCGGCGTAGATGGCGGCACTGATGATTGCACCGCCCCAGCGGCGTTCGCCGATGCAAAGCGGGACAGGGTTGCCGGATGCCGTGGTGTTTTTGGCGCTGCCAAAGCCGTAGCCGGGGGTGTTCTCAGGCGCGGCGCTGGTCTTCAGGCCGCCGGCTTGGGGGCTGAGCATCTGGATCACGCCGCCGGCGACAAGGCCGATGCCCGCGCCGATGAGCGGAGTGCCAAAGGGCGTGGCCGAGAAGATCACACCCACAATAATCAAGATCGCGCCGACGATAGTTTGGAGAATGCCGCCGCGCTTACTGCCCACGACCACGGGAGCAATCCGGATGTCACCGGCACCGCTATAGCTCAGTTGCTTTTCACCAATGTTGCGCTTGTCGCGAAACACTGCGAACTCAAGTCCGCGCGACTTTGCGTTCGACAAAAAACGCTCGAACCCCGGAATCTGCACACAAAGGGCCTTGATAGCCTCCGCCGGAGACTTCACTGCAAGCCTGAACGACTTCCCGAATTGCCGAAGCTGCCCGTGCAGCCGAATAGTCGTCATGGGTTGATAGTTGATTGCTGAGGCCTGCATCACTTTCTCCAGGCGTAAAAAAACCGCCAGAAGGCGGTTTTGATGGTTTGGGATTCAGTTGTAGTCGACGTACGGCCCGATGTAGAAGCCCGACATGTCTCCGCTGATCCTGTAGAGACTTTCCTTGCCAGGTTGCACCGTCGCACCAATGGTCCGGATTGCAGCGCCTGCGCACAAACCAGAACCAGCCAGACCGGCACCGAGATTGGGGGATCCTGGCGGAAGGTAGAATGTGGCCCGTTGGCCGGTGCCGATTTTTGCAGCTCGTCGGCCATCAACATAGACAACGATGTCGCAGCCGGAGCCGACCGCGCCGGAGTCGCGCACCACAGTGATTTTACCGCTTTCGCCTGCTGGCTTGGACTGGAATGCGTACACCTCATCGGCCGGTACCGGCCTCGCGTCACGCACTGAAATCGCTGTAGATGCACAACCTGCCAGCATCGCAACTGCTACCGCCGCTATCAAAATCCGCATAATTCTTCCTTGTTCTGAAATCAGGAACTGTAGCGCGGCACAAACCGATCAACCAGCGCTGTTAACCTTCAAGCCTGGGCCAATTAAATTTGTAGTTCAGGGGAGGCAGCTCATAGTGCTCGGCCAAGTAGAGTGCAAGCATCTCTCCTTCCTTTGCGTAAGCTGTGGCTTTATCAACAGTCGGATGCCAGCTAACCCAGAGAGTTTCCAACGGAAAAACCTTCTCGAAAGCCGCGTAATTGAAGCGCCAGCCGGCCATATGCCCAGCGGCACCAGGATTTTTGGCGCATCTAACAAACGCAGCAAGGCGGCGCCTCAAATTATCCGATTCGCCAATAGTCAGGACGCCATTATCATCGACGCCTACAGCGCGGTGAATAGCTCTATCGGCGCAGATTAGATATGCACCGGGTGCGGCCGGGGCATCAAGGTAGTGCTCGGTCAGTTTGAGCCACACTGGCTCCCAGCCCGTCCAATTTTTGATCTTCATCCACTACCTCCACTGCAAGAGGCAAAACGATATCACGCTCGAATGGATTTTCATTAACCCGATATTTCCTGCCACATACAAAAAGCCCAGCGCGGGGCTGGGCTATTTCTCATTGCTGGCGGACTTCTAAAATTGTCGCGCCTGGATACTTAGCGAGTATTTTTCGTTCAGCCTCCCGCTGATCCACCCCGTTCTGAAGCACATTGCTCATCCCGGAACCGTTGCTTGCTTTCAACTTGAACACAAATGTCTTCACTGCTGCCACGTTGCGACTCCTTCGCCTTGATTGAAAACCGACGATAGCACTTTGCCTGTCCGGGCATCCAGCGTGGATGGAATGCCAGTAACTGAGACAGGACGCGGCGTAGTAGCTTTGTGCCTCCTGCAAAGTCATGTGAGGGAACGACAATGGCATTTGTAACTGCGAATACAGCCCACCGAATTACCCAGATCCACCCAACCATCCTTGCTGGAGAGGAATGGGGGAAGACCTACGGCATCAGTGCAAAAGTACCGGCCTCTGGAATTTATCGCTGCACCGGATGCGGCAGCGAAATCACATCCAACAAAGGCGATGACTTTCCTCCCCAAAACGATCACCAGCACCCAGGCTCAAAGGCTGATGTGCTTTGGGAGCTGATCGTGATGACTAAAACAAAAGCATAAAGGATTCCCCCAGTCCTTCGCCTGCAAGCCCAAGGACTGGGATTGCGCCAATTTCGGCGCGTTTATGACCTGGAGGTCAAATGAGCGAAAACGAGTTCGCAGCAGCAGCCGGGCACTTTGCTAACACATCCGCATTGCTCGCACTAATTCTGAGTCTGAAGAAGTCCGGTGACCTCAACACCACCGCCTTTCGAGACGCGCTTCAATTTTTCTCAGATGTCGATCGAGAAAACGGGACGCTCAATGAGGATCATTACAACAAGATGATTGGGAATTTTCTAGCAGCTGCTGAAGGGCGATTCTAATTGAATCGGCCTGTCTAGCAGCTGCGTCATCAGCAACTGCCAGATAGGCATCAGCAGAATCACGCCCATCTTCGTTTTCCATCATTTTTGCATCAGTCGGAAATGTCATAGACCTTCCTGCGGCCCAGCCGCGTCATGTTGTTTGTTTTGCATGTTGTGCCTGAGGATCAGTCGCGTCCGGTCATGCCAGGGACCGCCGTACACGATGATCTCGGACGGCCTGCCGTACAGGTGGTGCAGCAGGAATGGGCCTGGCCCAAAGGTCCCCGACTCTTCGCCAGGTAGCGCCGGATCAGTGCCCAGGTAGATCCCGGCGTGATTCGGGTGAACCGTTCGACCGACATGCATGACAATCAGGTCACCGCGTTGCGGCTGGTCAACCCGCACAAAGCCAGCGGCCTCGTAATGCTGCTCGTACAGACTGGCGTTCTCCGTGCTCTCCCACCAGCCATCGACGCGCTGGAAGGCTTCGAACTCGATCCCCCACTCGCGCTGATACCAGTCAGCGCAGATCTGCCAGCAGTCCCAGGCGCCGTGTACGAATGGGCGTTTGAGCAGCGGCGTGCAGCCGGTCGGCGTGATCGTCCGCAAGTCGCCCTCGGGCCAGCTCAGGATGTGCCATGGCAAGGCTGTGGCCTCGCACATGGCCAGGTCATGCGGCGACGGCCGACTGGTGGCGTCCGGGTGCGAGTGAACGATGCCGATCACCTCGCCCAAATCTTCCGCCGCAGCGTAGTCCTCCGGATCAAGCCGAAACTCTTCATTCGGCTCCGTGGCGATGTTCCGGCACGGGAAGTACTTCTGCGCTCGGCCAACGGCCAACAACAGGCCGCAGCACTCGCGCGGATATTCCGCCGCCGCGTGCGTCTGGATGGCCGCGACAATGTGCTTGCGCATGGTCAGCTCCGAGCTATCAGGGAAACAGCGGGGAATCCACCGAAGGACAGTTCGTTGTTTTCGCCGAAGCGCAGCTTGCAGGACGACAAACAGCCCTTGCACTGATCCAGTGCCGGATCGTCCGTGGCGCTGTCCTCGTCATCGAACATCGCCGCGCCGGTGTAGCCACAATCCGGCCCGCGATATCCATTGGTCATGGCCCAGTGGCAAAACGTCGTCATCTGCCGGCCGGGCAGCCCGTGGTTGTCGATCTCGCCCGGGGAAGACAGCTCCCACACCACCGCCTCGCCGTCCTCACTGGTTTTCTGGTCGATGAACCAGATTTCCAGCGCCTCCTGGGTCGGATTCGCCGCTGGGTTCCCCTCGGGAAAGTTCGCCGCATCCAGGTACTGCACCAGAGTCTCGCGAACCGTCAGCTTGAACTTGAGCATGTCCTCGAAGGCCAGGCACAGCGCCGTGACGCGACCGTTGATGTTGCCAGCGGCGAACGTCGGGCGTGAGGCGGTGCCGTCGCTGCTGGAGGAAATGCCCTCGATCTGCACCGGCCACGCCGCGTATTCCTCGCCCTGCCACCAGATGGACTTGGCCGGCAGATCCTCTTCCGAGTGCTCGTAGGCCAGCAGCTCTTCGGGCGTGTGCGGAATCGCGTGCCCATGGAAGCGCAGGTAATCGGCGCCGTACTCGGTCCCGTCGATTTCAAACAGGCGAATCTCGCCGCCGGGCTCCAGTTTCTGGATGTCCGTAATCAGTGCCATGGGCGGTTATCTCAGGGGTGAAAGGCTTGCAGGAAGGTGGCGGTGATGGCGTAGACCTGGCCGCCCCGGTGCACGGGCTTGTAGCCTTTGCACTTGTAGAGGCCAAGCTCCCCGAGGGGCGGCGTCCAGAGAAACGCTTTTGCCCCTTTGTGCCGATCAAAGAACGCCTTGATCAACATCACCCGAGGCTTGGCACCAGTGAAGACGAGCGGCCAGGACTGGGACTGGTTGTTGAGGCCGTCCTCGACCGACTGCTCGTACCCGTTGCCAAACTGCTTGGTGCGGACGCGCTGGGCAACATCCCCTTCCGCGCCCTTCTCCGTTTCCCAGATGAATCGTTCGATGGCCATCAGCGCCCCTTGATTGCTTTGTTGATGACGCCGCCCTGGCGCATGTCCTTCGTCCGCAGCTCCTGGTACTTCTGCTCGACGAACGTCGCCAGCTCTTTGCCGAACAGGTCGTACCCAGGGTCATCGGAAGAGGACGATGCATTGCCGTCTCCATCAATGTGCACCTCGACGTTGATCTGCGTGCCGCCGGCGCCGCCACCGCCCATGGCCATGACGCCAAGCTTGCCGCTAGAGGTTCGCGTGAGCGGCATGATTGCCTCTTCGCCCGCCTCACCCATGATGCCGGTCTTGCCGTTGGCCATGCCGAACGCCGTGGGCTTGCTGACGACAGAGTTGGTGAAGGCGCCGCCGTCGGCAAACATTTGCACGCCGCCGGACCAGGCGCCGCCCATAGCTTGAGCGTACATCCCGGTGTAACCAGCTTGAGATGCCCCAAGGTTCGACGACGTGGCGCCGGCAGACCCAGCCGCCATGCCATTGCCGCCCCCGGCAGCGCTGCCACCGAAGTAGCTCGCAGCCGCGCCCACCAGGCTGCCCAGCAATGCCGAGCTGGCTTGGCGCGTCGCAATCCGCGCCATATCCGCCAGGATCGACTTGGTAAAGTCAGCAAACGACATCTTCCCGGTCATGGCGAAGTTGACGACAGCGTCTTCCATTGAGCTGAAGGCGTTGCCGAACAGCGACTTGGTCTGGCCGGCCACGTCCTGCGCCGAGTCCAGATAGTTTTGCCAGGCCGCCGTCGCGCCGTTGGTCCAATCGCCCTGGGCACTTTCCACATCCGCGTAGTTCTGCCGGATCTGGTCGGTCGCCTTCTTGTTCGCATCGGCGAGGGCCTGGGATTTGCGGGTGAACTCTTCGTCCGACATCTTGCGCGATGGGTCGGAGCGCTGGTTGTCCAGATCCAGAGACAGCTGAGCAAAACGGTCTTGCTGGCTGTTCAGTTGCCCGTTGAGCGCGTTCTGGCGATCGCCCTGGCCGACGCCCAGCACGGCACGCTGCCCGGCCAGCTCCAGAGCTTTCTGTTGCTGCCCCAGCGCCTGCACGTACGAACTGATCGACCGTTCTTGCTTGGCGAGTCGCGCAGTTTCGTTGGTCGACAACACTTCAAGCTGGCTGTCGGCATCCTTCTGCGCCTTGACCATCCCTGCGCGCGCGTCGGCGATCTTCTGGTCGAGCTGGATGCTTTGCGCGGCCGACGTGGTCGTCTTGCCCTTGGCGGCTTCCAGCGCGGAAATTTCGGACTCGTAGGCGGCCGTTACCTGGTCGCGTTCGTTGCCGATCAGCTCCTGGCGCCGAACCAGGTAGTCGGCCTCGGAGATCAGGCCAGCCTTCTGCGCGGCGTCGAGTTCCTTCTGGTAGTTTTTGTAATCGGCTGAGATCGCCGCCAGGTTGTTCTTGGCGTCGTTGAAGCCGGTGAGATCGACCTGGGTGCCGGCGGCCTTTGGGTCTTTGTTCTTGGCATCAAGCCCCTTCTTCAGCGTGTCGTAGGCGCCGCCAGAGAAGTTGCTGCCGTCATAGCTGACGCCGTCCAGCAGAGGCGACTTCTGCCCTGTTTTCTCCGCGTTCTCGTACAGCGTTTTGAACTGAAGGTTGAGCTTGTCCTGCGCGGCCTTGCGCTTGTTCAGTGGGTTGATGTTGTCGAGCTGCGCGTCGAGCGCCTTCTGTGCCTCAATCGCCTTCTGGTTAGCGTCTGTAGCCTCACCAGTCGCAGCCGTCTGGGCGGTGCTTGCTGCAAGTCGCGACTTCAGGCCGGCCAGCTTCTTCTCCAGCGCCTCGGTGGAGTCGTCGTGCTCACCAGTGCCCAGCCCGAGCGCAGTGTTGAGCGAGCTCAGGCCATTGGAGATTGCACCGGCTACGCCGCCGCCCTTGCGCGTATCCAGAACGCGCTGAGTGATCTCGATCTGCTTGGCCAGGTCAGGGAATATTTCCGACCTGACTTCGGCGTACGCGCCCTTGATGGCGCTCTTGATCTTGTCCCAGTCGCGCTCGACATCAGATAGCGATTCGCGGTAGGTCTTCAGGCGCGTCAGTGCCGCCTGGTTTAGGTCTTCGCTGAGGACATCCAAGGCGCGCTGACTATCGCCCTGGTCATCCAGCCCCTTGATCAGTTGATACTGCTCAAGGGTCAGCAGGCCGTACTGGCTGCTGATTTTCCCGGCGGCTTCGGTTGCTGTTTCGCCGGCGGTTGCGAAGGACTTCGCAAGTTCGCCCGCGCCCTGCCCGGTCACTTCACTGACAGCGGCGGCTGCTTCGGCCAGGTTGCGCATCTGCGTGCCACTGGTGGCGGCACCGGACGCGAGGGAGATAACTGCTTCCCGCGCACCGGCCATATTCCCAGTAACACGGCCAGCACCGTCAGCCATATCCTTCAGGCTGGCAATGGTTTGCCCGGCGCCGTTCGTACCACCGTTGATTGCAGCGTTGAACTCGCGAGCCTGCTTCATTGCGTCGAAGTAGGCGTAGCCCAGCGAGCCAATCACAGCGACCAGCAGGCCGGCCGGGATCAGCATCCCCGCCAGGCTCTTTGCCGACTCGCCGGCGCCGGCACCCAGTTGTGCGATGGCCCGCGCCCCGCTGCCCAGGTCGCCCGCCTGGATGGCGTTGACGAGCTGCATCACGTTTTCTTGCGCCTGGCGCGTGCCCAGTTTGAGCTTGTCGAACGCGCCAGCGGCTTCAGTAAGCCCAGCGCGATCCTTTCCGATCTTCGCCAGCGCCTCGTTGTAACGCTCGGCGTCGATCTGACCGGTTTTATGCAGGTCGTTGAGCGCCTTCTCCTGGGCTTCCAGCTTCGCCAGCTTGGCGGTAACAGGATCAATCCCATTGACCGTGCGTTTCAGTGCCTCAATCTGACGGTTTTCCGCCTCGATCAGTTTCTGCTTCTGGGCCAGCTCTTTGGCTTCGGCCTTCTCGATCTTGTCGTAGGCCTTGCCCAATTGATCCTGGTACTTCGCCTGCTCCTCGATCGTGACCAGGCCACCCTTGCGGGCGCGCTCCAGCAGGCCCTCGGCCTGAATCAGCGACTCCATGCTATCGATGTTGCCGGTCATCGCCTTGTCGAGTTGGCTGATAACGCTGATTTCAGCGACTGCACTGTCGGCAGCCTTACGGCTCGCCCCGGCTTGCCGATCCTTGGCGGCAGTGGTTTTGTCGATGCTTTGCGCGACTTCCGCTTCAGCCTGCGAAACCTTCTTGCCGGTGTTGGCCAGGCCTTCGCCGGTTTTGCCAAGGTCATCAATCGCCTTCTGGGCGCCTTCAGCCGAATCGACCAGCTTATCCAGATCGTCAGCAGCCTTGGCGGCCTGCGACGACTCAACCGCGATGCCCAGGGAAGCGAAGTTGGTGCTCATTTGGTTTCTCTCTGTTCCGCCATCACCTGCAAGGCTTCAGCCTCCATCCGCCGGAAGTCGCTGAAAATGGTTTGTCGTTGGCTGATCGGCACGCCGCACATCCGAATCACTCCGGAGAGAACGCTGTAATCCATGCCTGTTGCGCCGCACGCGCCCACGCGCCACTGGGTGCTCATGGCCTCGAAGACCTTGAAGACCTCCCAGTTGTCCGGCCAGATACCGACTTCCTTGTCGGGGATGTCCTGCCGCGACAAACCGAAGGCCATCAGGTCTGCATCTGATGGCCCTGGCTCATAGAGGGCGCGGGAGGCGCTTAGGAGTTTCCCAGGCGGGCTTCACCGAAAGCCTCGGCGTACGCATTCAGCACCGCCTTGGGCGCCGAGTTGATCGAATTGACGAGGATTCGCACGTTTTCAGGCGTGAACGCCTCTTCAATGTCCCAACCGACGACCACATCCAATAACTGGTCGGCTTGCAGAGCGATCTGGGCGGCGGTAAAAGCCTTGAGGTCCATGTCACCGACCTGCTTACTCAGCTCGTTGTGGCGCTCATTCCAGTCGGTGTACAGCTCGGCCAGCGCGGTTCGGTCCAGGTACTTGAACTCGAACTCCACCTTTTCGGCGTTGTAGCCGGCGCGCTGAATCAACACCGTTGCCTTGAAGGTGGGTTTTTGGATCAGCTTGAACTTGGCCATGGGTTACACCGTGGCCGCGTAGCGAGCCGGACGGCCTGTGAGTGCCAGGCTGATAACGCGGGTCATCAGGTTGTTGCGGGACATGGCCGGGGTCGACGTGATGGATACGTAGCCGTTGTAGATGATGCTGCTGCCGCCCGGCAGGTTGAGGCGCAACAGGCGCGCCTGCTTATCGTCGTCAGCCGCTTCGCAGACAGCTACGTAAGGCTTGGACGGGTCATCAGCGACGGTAAAGGTCAGCGTGATCGGGTTTTTGGTGGTCGGCATTTGGCGGTCGTCATCGTCAGCGAGGAATCCGAAGGTCAGGAACTGCTGCTCGCCACCGGTCGAGTTCAGCTCGGTGATCTGCGAGATCTCAGTAAAGCCAGTCACCTCGCGGACCGAGCCGATGCCAGAGCCTGCGGGATACTGCTGCACGTTGGTGGTATTTACACCATCCAGGGCGAACGTGCCGCTGGCAATCTCGCCCACGCGCAGACCTCGGCCTTCAAGGCGGGTCCAGCCAGAGCTGATAGCGATCACATCCCCCTCAGCCAGGCCATGCGCAGCAGCAGTGGCTACCGCCGGATTGGCATTGGTCAATGCGGTAAATGGGATTGCATTGCCGTAAGTGGCTGCAATCTCAAGGGTGGCGCCGTTGGGCATTTGGATGCCGGCCATGGGTGTTTCCTCTTTCCAGAAATGACAAAACCCGCGCTGAGGCGGGTTTCGGGGTTTGCCCAACGGGCGGATTAGAACGTGTCGGCTCGATACTGAAACGACAGAGGCAAAGTACTCGTAGTCTCGCCTTGGATGGGTGCGGCCGTGGCCATGGGCGAGCGAACGTAAACCGCAAAGTCAGCTTTCATCAGCGGCAGGTTGTTCGGGTACAGCTGTGCGACCTCTTCGGCAATCGCGCCGGCGGCGCCAGTGCCCGAACCTGACGCTGTGACCACGCTGACCTGAAATACGCCCCGATAGGAGACGTGTTTGCCAGCCAAGTCCTCGCTGTCGGTATTACCTGGCATGAGGTACGCCCTCAGGTAGGCAGCACCGCCAGCCGGCGGCGTGAATGTCGCGCCCTCATATGCAATCACCAGCTTGGGTACACGCGCGTCGGCCCAGGCCTTCAAGCGCGCTTCGAACAGACTTCGGATAATCCGGTCGCTCATGTTGAAAGCTCCGAGACTGCTTTGTTGATGTACATCTGAAACTCCGTCACGGTGATCTGCACCATTCCGGCCGGGGCCTGGTTGGACCAGCCTTCGTACTCAAGCCGCGGGCCATATGGGAGATTGTTCATGATCCAGATTTTGCCGACGCCGATTTGGTAATGCTCAAGAACACCTTTGCCAATGGCTTTGGCGGCGGAACCCGTTGGATCGACAAGGTCCAGCATGCCGGTGGCGCCGACCTCAAACGAAACCTGCCAGTTACCCCGGAACCGCCCACCGACATAACCCTTGCCGGCGACCAAGCCATTCACATTGAAGTTCTGGTCGCGCTCGGTCTTTGTCAGGGGCTTGGCGTACTTCACGTTGCGCTTAAGCTTGCCGGACTTGGTGAAATTGCTGTCGGTCAGGTTGATGACCGTATTGCGCGCTGCCACCTTGAAGTCATAGTCGTCCGCAGCACGGGTATTGGCTGCGCGGTGTTCTATGTTCGCTGCCCACAACTCAGGGTTGCCCACTGGGGAGCGATCGACGACGGAGCTCAGCAGGTCAATCGAGACCTTTTTAACGATTTCCTCGATGTTCCCCTTGGTCTTTTCGGCGAACTCCTTGATGTCCAGGCTGAAGCTCATTTTCTGGCCTGCACACTGAAGCCGACGGCGATGCCAGCGTAATCCCATGGGTCAACGTGCTGCACCGTGTAGGTGTCGCCGTCGAACGCGATCTTGTCCAGCGTCGCCGGCTGGGGCGTGTCTACGCCATCCAGCAACACCGGGGAAATCAGGATCTTGACGTCGCCCTGCTTGATCAGCGAACCGTCGATGTCTTGTTGGCGATAGTTTTGGCGAAGCCCTGAGCCGTCGAATTGCTCCGTGAGTGCCGGGCTCCCGCCGACCTCGGGGTCGTACTCGCCGGTAGTGACCCGAATCAGCGAAAGCTCAAGCCCCTTGCCGCCCCTGGATCGCGGGGCGAGCATCCTTGCTGCGCTTGCTTTTGCCCGATCATAGATATCTGCCATCAGCTGCGTACCAGGTTGACCTGACTTGAGGACTCCAGCAGCCCGGCGAACTGCGCATACGACTGCCGGGTTGCCGCAGGCTTGCTTACCGACTTGCTGGCGACAGCAAACGTGGTGCTGATCGGTCCAACCGTTTCGGAAACAACCGCTCCCGTTTTGGTTTCGGGGGCGATCAGGTCATCGGCATGGATCTCGGCGGCCAACGCCATCTGGCCGGCCTTGATCTGCGGCGGGATCTCGTCGAAGCGCAACACCCAGCCCTGACGCTTGACCTCGGCCCGAGGCCAGACCAGAGCCTGATCTCGGTTCACAGCCTTGCCCTTCCATGGCATCGCATCCATTTGCAGGGCGGCGCGGCGTAGCAGGGATTCCTGCGCCACCTCATCAACGGGGATTGTTTTGCCGAAGTTCGTGGCATAGATGACCAGTTCGGCGGCCGTTGCGAAGCTATCGGCGCCTGGCACCACCTTGCCGTTCTCGATCACCAGAGCCATATCAGACCTCTTTCCAGCCGAGTCGCTTGTGGTCTTCGAGGCAGGAAGGGTGAACGTGCAGTTCTTCGCCGCCCTGCTCAACCTTCACCAGGCCGGTGTAGTCCGGTTCATCGTCTGCCACGGCAGGCTTACCTTTCGGCTTCGCCGCTGCAGCTTCATCCGCAAGGCGCTGCGCATCCGCCACCGCCAGATCAATCGCGTCCTGCGCGCTTTTGCTCCAGTCGGCACGTTCTTGCTCACCCAGTGCCTCGAAGGCTTCCGCGCTCAAACCACTGAGTTCGATAGCCTTGGCCAGCAGCGCCTTTGCTGCCTTCTGTTCTTTCGTCAGTCCAGCCATTGTCATTCTCCAGAAGCAACGCAGGGGCCGAAGCCCCTGGTTGTGGTTGTGGTTGAGTTAGCCGACCAGCAGGCTGATGTGCTCATCCTTGATCGCGCGGCAGCCCCAGGCCAGACGGACGTGGTAGGCCGTTTGCAGGAACTGGCGGTAGACCGCAATCTCGAACGACAGGCCGGTCAGCGGGTCGGTGATGGTGATCACGTCGTCCGCCGAGTCACCGCCCTCAGGCATTGCAGGGGCACGGGTGGCCAGTACGATCGCCGAGCGGGCAAACGCCACGTTCGCGGTGTACGAGTTACCGAGGGTCAGGGCGTTGCCGGTCGGGATGACAATCTGCGAGCCAGGTTTGTTGAGGGTGATGGTGCCCGGAGCCGCAACACCGGTACCGACGACGTACTTGTTGTCGCCGTCAGCCGCGAAGGTCGCGATGTCGCCAGCCAACACCGTACCCGCACCGGTTGCCAGCGCAACGTTGGTCGCGCCGATAGCCGTGGAGCCGCTGGTGACGTACGCAGCGCCAGTACCCTTGACGTGTCGGCCCACCTGGTGGGAATGACGGATCGCCATGTTCATGATGCGGTCGGTCATGCCGTTGCGCAGCATGTCGCTGGAGCCGGCCTCGTTGACCTTGAACAGGCCGGATTGCTTGCCGCGCATGTTGCCGATGGCCGAGTGGCCCAGGACCAACTGCAGGTCGTTGGTGGGGGCGCCGTTCTGCTCCAGGATGCCCAGCACGCCAGCGAAGTCGGACAGGTCAGCCGCGGTGCCAAATGGCGTGGTGCCGGCGGTGCCGTAGGCGCGCGACGCGTTACGGTAGGCCTCGAACCACAGATCCTTCTCTACTTCGTTCACCAGCGTGCGCATCGCCTGATAGAAGCGGTCAGCCTGGATGGACGAGAAGGTGCCGGCGTTTTGCAGGCCTTTGGTCTGCTCACCATTCCAGCGCACCGGAACGTGCTTGCTCTTGGTGATGGCCACCGCAACGCTATCGACGATGGCATCGCCCGAGTCCGGCGCGGTTACGCCCGGGGTGTTGTCGGCCGCAGCCGATTCACTGGTGATGGGCACCAGCACGTCCTGGCCGATTGCCGCCCGGGCAACGGAAGAGTCACGGGATACCGCCGGGATGAAGCCAGTCATCTCGCGAGAGATCACATCAAGCGCTTCGTACAGAGCCGGCACCAGGCCGTTAAGGGTGTTCGCCATTTTGGCTTTCTCCACAAAAAAGCCCGCTCAGTGGCGGGCATTGATTACTTGCCGGGCAAACCCCGGCGGCGTTGGTCAGTCAGTTACCAAGCCGCCATTGCGTGCATGATCAGCTTTGGCGGCTGGATCAAGCGCATCAAATGCGGCTCGCGGAAGGGTCTTCTTGTCGCCACCCTTGCCACCATTGTTCGGAGAGCCGCCGCCACTGGCGCCGGTGCCCTTGAGAATGTTGTCGCGATATGGGTAGCGCTCGACCAGGGCTTCCAGCGCCTCGTCGAAGTCAGCCAGCTCACCAGGGCGGGCGCGGCTGTAGATCTTGTTGCCATCGTCGCCATAAGCCACGACCTTGCCTTCCTCGACCTTGAAAACCTTGCCGAAGGTGTTTTGCAGCATGTCGGGCGGAACAGCGATTTTGTCGGTGACGAACTTGGAACGGCCGAAGGCGCCGCCGATCTTCTCCTGGTAGAGAATGCCGGTGGTGGTGTCGCGCTCCGTGGTGACGGTCTTGATCTGCTCGGTGAGCGTGGACACCTGGGCCTTGAACTTCTCCTCGGTGGCCGCGATGGCAGCTTGCTTGATCTCATCCACCTTTCCGGCCTGGACCAACTGCCCGGCGTCGAGGTTGGCGACAGTTGCCAGTGCCGCGCGGGCTTTTTCCGGGTCTTCGATGCCTTCGAATGCCTTGGCGCGAGCCTCGGCGGTTTCTTTGGCTTCGCGATGCCCTTTGGCTTCGGCGTTCAGCGCGGTGATTTTGGATACGGCCGACGGTGCGTCAAACGCTACGTCCTTCCCATCGTCATGCGTGTAGACCGGCTTGCCATCCTGCACAACCACATGGCCTTGTTCGTCGAGTTTCAGTTTCATCGGTTCGTCTCCGGGCATCCGCCCATCTGGTGGGCCATCCGGCCCGATGCGGCGCTATCCATCCGGAATCGCGCCCAAAAAAAAGCCCTAGCGGATGCCAAGGCTTATGGTTAGAAGTGCTTAAATGCGTGTTTTATCGCTTAGCAAATGGAGTTGACCCTATGAGAAAACACACATTGTGGGCACTGTTATTGCTACTGACGGGGTGCAGTACAGGCCCCTATCTCCATCCCGAATCAGCGGTGGGCCAAAACGCCCTTCTCGAACGCACATGTCCTGGGCCGAAAACTGCGATGAGCTATGCGCCGCTTTCTGAAGAGCTCGACTGGGTTCATGTTTTGGTTTATGCAGCGCCGCCGGGGACATCCAGCCTGCCGGGAAATATCCGATCAACCGAAACTGAGCTTCGCTTGTTTGGCCGCCTCTACAAGCCGCCTTACCTGCGTGACCTGCACACTCCGGAACAACGCAGAGCGGCCTTCAAAGAGACCCCGCCCGACCTTTGGGTGAGCGCCGCATCGCCGATGGTCACCGTGCAACTGGTTACAGGCCAGTCCTATCAGGTCAGCGTTGAACAACTGAAAACTGGTTTTGATCCGAGGAAAATCTTCCACTCCGGCTTCAAGGGAACGCCTTTAGGGAAAGGTGATATGGACGACTTCACCGTCACCTTTCCGGATATTTTCGTGAACGGTGAAAAAGTGCCGATGGCGCCTATCCACTTCAAGAAACGTGAAGAGCGCTACGCACCGGTATTCAATTGCTGAGTCAGGTGTACTAAAGAACGACTCTATCGCCGCGCAGCAAGCACCCCACACAAATCAGCGTCCTCGTCCCGCCAGTCGGCTTGCCATTCTTCATCAGCACGCCGATCTTCGTTTCGATCACCTCACGCCCGCCGCAGCGATGGCACTGGACCATCGTTGCCGGCTTGGGCATCGCACGTACGCGCTTGCGCACCTGTTCCGCCGGAGTGTCCGGGGCTGGCGTGCCTTGAATGAGGTGAAGCTTGGGTTTGTCGGTCATGCAGCCATCTTAGCGAATGCCTGCGCGTCATGCTGCTTGATCTGCTCCAGGGTCAGCCATTCACCAGTTGGCGAGTAGAAATCCTCAAGACTCTTGCCGTCCTTGTAGAGCTGGAACCGCATCGGCCCAAGCACTTGGGCCTTGCGTGCCTCCGACTGACGGTCAAGCCAGGTTCCGTAAGTCGTATCCCCCGGCACCTGGCCATCCATACTTGCCCGTTGACTTGGCGTCATCTCGTCAATGGGAATGCCAAGCTCTCGCCATGACTTGGTTCGCGGCGTTGAAGTGCTGCGACAACAGAAGTGAATCCGCCCCGGGCCTTGCAGCCACGGCACCTTGTGCCCTATCGGCTTGTGCGTGCCGACCTCATACGAAAGCTTGTCCCGGATGATGCAGTCGGTGGAGGTCTTCGTGTCCAGAGTGCTGAGCCAATCTTCGGCCTTCAGGATCTCGCTGTTTGCGACGTTGAACTGTTCGCGTGCAGTGGCCGCTGTGTGGCTCACGGCTGTTTGCACGACCGCTGCCAGGTCTTTACGGGGCCGCTCAAGGAAGCCGTCGGCATATCCGGCCGCCCTGGTGCCACGAATGCTGCGGATAATCTGGTCGGTGGTTCTGCCTTCCAAGTAGCCGGATCGGATCGCATTGCGAACCTTGACCATGCGCTCGGCGCCCACTTGCTTGCCCCAGTCGCGCAACAGGCGCCCCTGGAACGGCCGAGACATGGCCGCCGCATATGCCTGCTCAGAGCTGATGCTCACCAGCGGAAAGCGCACGAAAACGGGTTCCGGCAGCGCCTGCTGAAACAGTGTTTGTTGCCAGTTGACCTCGTAGCCCGCAAGCTCTTGCAGGTCAGCCTCAAGCACCGCGAACACCTGATCGTAGGCTTGAGCGTTGACGGCCCTCACCTCATCCAGCAGCAGCTCCAAGCGCTCCACGGTGAAGGACTCGGCGGGCATGCGCTCCAGGGCCTCAGTCAGCGCAGCCGAAAGGCTCGCATCCGACCGATTCAACTGAGCGATGATGCGCCGCACCACGCCAAGCTTGTACTTCTCCAGCGATACCGCATGAGCGATATGCTCGTCCTGAAGGATCTCGTTGACCGTTGCCATTTAGAGAGCTCCGAGCGCTGGCCCCTGGTCGGCGATCTTCTGCTTCTCAACCTCCCACACAATGTCATCCGAGACCACGCCGCGGCGTTTGTACTCATTGAACAGGGTTTCGTCAGAGAGCCGGCCTTGGGTTGCCATGTTGAGCAGCAGTGGAAGAGTGGTTTCAGGAGCGAAGTCCACGTCGAAGTTACCATTCACCTTCACGTGCCCGCCTTCCTTCTCGCCCTTCCACAGCGCGAAGAACTGAAGCACCTGGTCAAGCGTGTCCTCCAGTTGGCCGGCCATGGTTTGCAGCGGGCTCATTTCCTGAGCCGCCTCTTCCTCGGCCTGGGTCGCTGTCTTCGTGGACTGTTTGTCCTTCTGAAGCAGCTTGGCACCCGCGATGCGCATCTGATCCTCAAGGTCTTCCAGTGACTTGCGGCCAGCCTCAATGGCGGTGCCGGTGTGCTCCACCCACTTCATGTCGCCGCCAGTTGGCAGCTTGGTAGCGGAACTGGTCCCGACCTTGAGTTCAAAAGCGTCGTCGTCGATACCGGAGATCATCAGCATCGGCACCCGGGCGATGTGGAGGATGTTGTCCTGATCGCTTTGGGACTGCCAGTGCTTCTTGTTGAGGTGTGCCAACTCCAATAGCGGCGGCGTAGCTGTCATGAAGCCCGTGCGCTTGGTGTAGTACGTAGCCAATGGGATGATCGGGAGCGTGTTCGTTCCTTCATCGGTCTTGGTCCACTCCTTTTTCCCGTTGGCGTCTTCAGTCTTGCGATACACCCTCCAGCCACCAGGAATCAAAACCCTGATCTGTGGGATGACTGTCACACCGAAATCGCCAGCGCGCTCTTCGACCGCCTCGGCATACCAGAACTGGGACAGCGAGCATTCGCCGCCCGTCTCTTCAGTTAGCCAGCCAATAACCTGCTGTGGGTGAATCATGACCGCGTATGGTCGAACGCCCGCGGCCTTCTCATCCGCCGCAGTGCGTACAACAGAGTTGCCTTGCTCATCTTTTGTTTTCGGGTAATCGGCCAACACGTGGCAAAGGCCATGGGATAGTCCAACGGTGAACAGTTGCTGAGCCCAGACCTGCAGGTTATTACCCTGCCGGTCGAAGTTCTGCACGTAGGGCTTGATCGTCTCAGGCACATCCTCACCAAGCACAATGTTCTCAGCGAACACCCTGCCCTTCATGTTCTGCACCGTCTCGCTGAACGCAGGGAGCAGCGTGGACAGCCCTAGGCGTTCCTTGTAGGCGTCGTCGTCTTCCTTTGGCCACTTCGGCAAGTAGAGCTTGCCCGCGAGTTGCATCGACTTCGTTCCGCCCATCAGTGCGTCAACAAGAGCCCAGTCTTCGCGCATGGCGTCTACTGCCGGTAGCGTTTTGCTTGGGTCGTTGCTCATGGGTCACATTCTCAGGGATTGGGTGGAGGCGGTGCGTACACGTTTGGTCTTCGCAACAGCGAAATATCTGAAGGCGTCGGCACCGTGTGATGTGCTGTCATGCAAAGGCTTGTCTTTCCAGCAGCCACGCTTGTCATCCCATTCCTTACGGTAGTTCTCAAGGTGGCTGATCCCGGCTTCGCACCTAGAGTCATCGAACACGCAAAGCGGCAAGAGCTCACGCACAGCCTCAATACCATCGTCGACACCAATTTTCGGTACTACTTGGAACCTCATGCTGTATTTCTGCCCGTCAATCTCATAGCCCTCGCGGGCCAGCTCCCGGCGAGTCTTGGCGTCACTGCCAAACTCCCGGTTGTCGATGTCGTGCGGACCCCAGTGCTCGGTGTAGGTGTAACCCTTGTCCTTGAGCACCTTCATGTAATGGCGCAGGCCTTCTCCGCTGTTCTCGTAGTAGTCGATGACGTGAAACTCTTCACCGACCTGACGCACGAACCAGATGGCCGTGGAGTCGCCGACGCCGATATCCCAGAAGGTCATCACCGGGAGGTGGCTGTTGTTGGGGATCACGCCGATGCGCTGTTGCGCGTAGAGCTTGGTCAGTTGCTGGGCGTAGTAGGCGCCCTCGACCGACTGCTGGAAGGCCTCGACCGGGATCGACGGGTATTCCCGCTTCATGTCGTCGCCGAGCGTCTTCTCCTTCGCCGCATACCAAGCGCGCTGGCCGTCATTGGTGACGATGCCGTGCTTGGCGAGCAGTTCGTTGAAGTAGTCGGTCAGGCGCTGCGGGATGACCACGTCGGTCGGGTCAAGCCAATAGGCCTTGTTCTTCCACCAGGAGAAGAAGAAAAACTTCCAATCCAGCAGGCCCAGGGGCACACCAGCCAGTTGCTGGCGTTCCGCGCTCTGCGAGTAGTCGAAGAAGTAGCCCGCCCTGCCCTCCGCCGTCGACTCAATCGTGACGAAGCAATCGGTGGCGACAGCCTCGAAGGCGCCGGTGACGATCTCTCGGGCCTTATGGGGAAACTTGGCGCAGATCTTCCCGAACTCGGATACGTGCAGATACCGTAGAGTCCCACCCCGGAAGGATGTGGACACGTAGAGCGATCCGCCCTTGCTGAACACAAGCTCACCAGCAGCATCGTTAGAAGCAGGATTGGCGGCGCGTATCTCAGGAGGCAGGTTGTCATAGGCATATTTGACCTTCTCCCGGAACAGGCGCTTGGCGTCGTTGAGGGTGTGAGCGATCAGGGCGCACTTGGCTGACTCGAACAGCGCCGCGTCGAGCTGGATGATGCAGCACTCGGTGGTGAAACCGAGCTGCCGAGCCTTCAGGATGATGTTTCGCGTGTGCATCCCGTCGAAGTATTCGATCTGCTCGTCCGTCATCCGGAAGCGGACCTTCTTGCCCTGCTTGTCCGTGATGAAGTAGAGGTTGTTCAGTCGCCAGTACTTGTCCCGGAGCAGCTTCAAGTGCTCGGGCTTCATGTCAGGCTTCCTTCGATAGATCGTCCATCAGTTTCGATAGCTCATCGGCGTCGCTGTTGCCGGTTTTGGTGTCGAGGTCGTAAGCCTGGCGTTCCAGGGCAACCAGCGTCTTCAGGGTTTCGGCCAGTTCCTTCATGGTCTTCGTTCGGCCTGGCAGGCTGATCACCTTTCCATACAGGTCGTTGCGCTTGTCGAAGCCGTTGTCGTCCGGGTCGCGCATCAACTCGCCCAGCTCTTCGAACAACTCTCGGTTGTCGGTCAGGCCTTCCAGTTCGTCCAGCAGCTTGTTGGTGAGTCGCCGGCTGCGGGAGATGTCGCCTCGGTGAGCCATGCGGATGTTCGCAATGACCTCAGCGTTGACCTCGATGATCTCTCGTTCGGTATCCGCCTGTTTGGTGGATACCTCAGTGGATACCGTGCGTTTGGATACCAGTGCATCGGCCTTGGCCTGGATCTTTGCCTTGAGGTCTCGCTCCCATCCGTCACGCTTGGCGCGCTTGTTGATGGCGCCGTGGGTGATGCCTTGGGTTGACGCAATCTCGCGGATGGAAAGCAGCCCGGCTCGGTAGGCGCGTTCGATTGCCTCCCAGTCGGGTTGCTTGGTTGTCATGGGGAATCCTTACTCTTGCTTGATGGTCGCCGTGCGGATCATCCCGCCGGTGTTGGTGTCGCGCTTCGCGGCCATCTCAATTGCCTGGTATGCACTGGCACCCATATCCATCGCAGCGAACGCGAACGGTGAGCCGCTGCCGATGGCGTAGATGCGATCAAGCAAGATGGGCGACTTCCACAGGCCTGTGCTGTCATCCACCGCAACCATCATCAGGCTTACGCCGTCGAACACGAGGGCGGACGCATCGATATTGCCTTCCGACTTCGCGCCGAAATACAAATCCACCAATCGCTGATGGTCTGAGAGCGCACCAGCACAGAAGAACTTGACGCCCTTCAGTTCAATGCACTTCTCGTAAGCGTCATCGGTGATGATGTCGCCACGGGTTACCTGGGAGTCATAGGCGATCACGCCGTCTTTGTAGGCAATGGTCGTCATCTGAAACCCTCATGATTGCGCGCCACGATTTGGCGCATTCGAAAACGTGGCGCGGGAATATCGTTACCCGATCCGCTGACCGGAGATCACTTCGCCGAGCGACAGGCCGTGTCGGACTCGCCGGGAATTGATCCCGGCCGCGATATCCTTGGCGACCATCCCGTCAGCAACGTCATCAGCGATATGGCCGTTGACGAACTCGCCGATGACGCTTGACGCAGCGCCGGCATACGAGCCGTCTTGATTCGACGCGGCCTCGTAGCGGGTCACGATGTAGCGGGTCACTGGGCGAACTTGGTATTCAGTACTCATGATGCCTCCGGCCTGCGCACAGGCTGATTGTGGGAATCTAGTTAGGGCGACTTTCGCTCTACCGCCTCATTGACCTTGTCAGCGGCTTTGCTTGCGGTGTCTGCCGCCTGAACCGCCGAGTTCGAAGCCTCTTGCACCTTCACGGCCGCGTCCTGGGTTTTCTCGGCGAGACTGGTCAGCCTAAGGTCGCGCTTACCCAGCGCTGCGTCATACGCAGCGCGCACCTCGGCAAGCTGCTTGGTCTGCTCGCTGCTGGCGGACCACACACCAGCCTGATAGCCAAGAGTCAGGCCCCCGAATACCAGCAGGCTCGCAATGACCCACACTTCGACTCGTCTCCACCAGTGCCGGGCGATGAAGTTGATTGCGCATCTGTCCATCAGTTGATGCCTCCCAGCTTGGTTCGCAGGCGCGCGATCTCTTCACTCTGCGTGGTGACCTTGTCAGTGAGTTGCTGCACCTGGCTGGTGAGGGCTTCGATCTTGCCTTCCATTCTGCCGACGGCCGCTGCAAGCTCGTTTCGCTCCTTGGCGAACTGGTCAGCACGAGCCTCGGCGGCGTTGGCACGGGCGCGTTCGGTGTCGAGCAGCTCATTCAGCCGGCGTACGGTGCCGATGTCGGCGTTATCCATTGCCCGGTCGGTCGCGTCCTTGGAGAGGAATTTCCTCAACCACAGAAAACTGCCCAGCAATACGGTTCCAGTACCGCCCAGCCAGGTAGCTGTGCCTGGGCCGAGGTCAGTAGGATCCATCGTCGCTCCGTGAAGAAAATGGCATTTGCCAGAAATTGGTCAGCCCCAGCAGCACTCCCAGCTCGGAGCAATGGGTGTAGTGGGGCCGAAAGCGAAAAGGCCCCGATCATGTCGAGGCCCTGAATAGGTGTGCGCGTCTTTCCGCGCTGTCTGCCGACGCCACCCTGGAAGTCAGGTGTGAACAGAATGCGCGAGCTGCCGGTGTTTTTCCGTAGCGCTGCACTACCGGCTTATCAGCGTCCAGGCCTTCCCGAAGGCTGTCCTGGCTACAGGTGAATTCAAGTCGTAAAAAAGCCCGACACAGTGGCCGGGCTCGTTGAGATAAAAGCCGTCAATTGTCGGGGTGCTCGCTCGCTACTGAATCAGCAGCGTCCACATCCGACATGTCCTCTTCGAGAGGCGTATCGTCGTCTGGCGGCAACAGGATGCCATCCTCGTCGCGCCTCGGATCGTGACCCGTCTCGTTGTCAGTGCCTCGCGTCACATCCTGCTGGGAAATATTGCCTGGGGCATTTTCATTGATTTCCATGCTGGCTCTCCGTACTTGCGCTCGGGATATCCGCGCTTATAGATGGGAGCCGGCGGCTGTCAGCGAGTGCCACGCACTAGACGAACGGCGAAAAGCAAAAAGCCCCACACAATGGCGGGGCTTCTCAGTATCAATCCCTTACGCGCAAGATCGACAGGATGAATAAATAATCTCTCACTTTCTCACTTTCTGCAAGTACTCTTCTCAGTGATATGTTTTTTTGCTTCCAGCTTATGTAGACGGCCCTGCCATCTCGATCAAAAGGCAAGCGTGCGGGGGTGGGGATAACTGCCGCCACACGCGGTTGACACGCTTAACCTTAGCGCTGAACGCTACTATCGAAGCTATAGATAAATGCAGTCGAAGCCGTGCATCGCATCTGATACCTTGAAGGGATATAGACGTTCCACGCGAGGGTAATCATGGACGCTACCGATTCAACCCCAGATTACGAAACGTTGCGTCTTGAGCGCGTCGCGGAGCTGTGCTCGCGAGACGATCAGAAAGATGACGTTTTTGAAAAGATCATTGCAATTACTTCGGAATACTTCAACGTACCTATTGCGCTAATTTCAATAGTAGACGAACACGAGCAATGGTTTAAAGCACGCATAGGGATTGAAGAAAAATCTACACCTAGAGGTGTATCGTTTTGCGCACATTCGCTACTGGATCGAGAAACACTCGAAATTTTAGACGCTAAAAAGGATGATCGCTTTAAAGACAATCCGATGGTGACAGGACTTCCCTACATAAGTTATTACGCAAGTGCACCACTGCTCACGAGTGATGGGTTTTCCCTCGGTAGTCTTTGCATAATAGACACCTCGCCCAGAGAGCCAATGAGCAAACGCGATGCCGAAATGCTCGTTTACTTCTCTCAGCTCGTAATAATGCGAATCATGGGCTTGCGCTCGCGAAACTATGTAGACCAACCGACTGGATTATTCAACCGCATGCGGCTAGAAGAAGACATACGTCTAATTAGCTCTAGCGGAAAACAGTCCGATCTCTATGCAGTTGATGTCATTTCTCCGAAATTTCTTAACGACGTGGTAAAAGCGCTCGGGCACAGCTATTCACAGGAACTTATGCTTAACGTGAAAGCTCGCCTTCAAGCACTACTTCCGAAAGACTGTATCTTATACAAAATCAGCCCTACGCGCTTTGGCTTTCTTCTGGAAGAAGGAGAACCGGCCAAAAAACTTTGCATGAAAATACTTTATGATCTTGACGAGCCAGTTGACTGCCAAGGAATTCCTATATTGATGCAGACAGGAATCGGCGTATTACCCATCACCGACTCAAAGAAAATAGACTGGATTCGCCTAGTGGTCGGTGCCGCTGATGACGCTCGGGTCCGAAATTTAGGATGGGCGCTTTATCAGCCTGATTTGGATGCCGCGCAGAAACGGGCTTTCGTGCTGCTGAGCTCGCTGTCGGAGGCCGTGCGCTCTACCGAACAATTAACCTTAGTGTTCCATCCAAAAATCAATCTACCAAGCTTTTCTTGTGAAAGCGTTGAGGCGTTAATTCGTTGGAATCACCCTGCGCTCGGCCCAATAAGTCCGGCAGAATTCATACCTTTGGCCGAAAAAACGGCACTTATGAAATCTATCACTTTTTGGGTGCTTACCGCTGTTGTAGGCCAAGCAAAAGATTGGAAAAAACAAGGAATTGAACTGCGAATCGCTATGAACGTTACTGTAAGTGATTTAGAAAATCCAAAATTCGTTGATCAAATCGAAATACTTATTGAGCAAGGTGAACTCGAGCCGAAAGATTTGGAGCTAGAGTTTACTGAAAGCGTGCTCATGTCCGACCCTGAAACAGTGATAATTCAACTAGAGCGAGTACGACGCCTTGGTATTGAGGTCTCTGTCGACGACTTCGGCACTGGCTACAGCAACTGGTCATATTTACGACAGCTACCCGTCAGCACAGTAAAACTGGATCAGTCGCTGATCAGCAACCTAACAACTAACGAAAAAGATAAACGGCTAGTAAAAACATTAATAGAGCTTGCCAAGGGACTTGGCTATAGAGTAGTTGCAGAAGGCGTAGAGACAGATAAAACGCTCGCTTTGATAAGCAAATGGGGCTGCACAGAGGCCCAAGGCTATTTGATAACTCAGCCTCTTAGTGCAACATTACTGGCTGACTGGGTAAAAAATGGTGGCTTCCGACCTGCAATATAAAAGGTCTGAGCAAAACTCTCCAAACGCACCTTAGGCGGGAGCCTTACTTCAGCTCCCGCCCCCTGAATTGATTGCGCTAGAAAGTTCCTAGCTCTACATAAGCTACGCAACAAGGAGTTCAATTAACCCCTCATTGTCTAGTATTTCTTGGGCAGCTATCAGCGCCTCGTTTACCTGGTCATCCAGCGCCTTGCGGATCGACGACCGCCACCGGTAACGGGTGGATTCCGGCTTGCCGTCATTGTCCCAATTGGTGATTTCATACCAGGCGGCCGGCAGCACTGCGGCAGAACGCTTGCCCTCGGCACCGGCAACCTGCGGAATCGCCCAGGTCAGCACCGCGCACTCGCGAAACCGTTTCGGCGCCGGCGACTTCACGGAATTCAACAGCTCCAAAATTGCGCCGTGCTTGCGCTCTTCGTGAGTGGAGTACTTCGCTACCAGCGCTCGCCAATGCACAGGTGTCAGCACCTTGTGCAGCCGGCCAAAGACCCAGCAGTCCTGGAGCAGCGCCGCTTCCTTGCCGACGATCTCCCCCTTCTGCTTGGCGCACTGAACCTTGGGCTCGAAGTCGCAGCCGCCGGCGGAAGTGATTGTCTCGGCCGCCAAGGCTCGAACCACTGCTGAAACAACGTTGCGATAGGTCATGCGGCTTCCCCTTTCTTCAGTTCCCTGGTCATTGCCCGGTATTTGGCCTTGATGGCCTTGATCTCTTCGACGGTGTACTTGCGCACGCTCTGGTCGGACTCCAGCGCGTCAACCTCCTCTTGGCCGATGCGCGCGATCAGGCCGATCCGGTAGTCCACGGCATTGCCGGAGAGGAACCGGTTGTCCTGCTTGCTCTGGGCGTGGCAGTTGCGCTCATCGAAACGCAGATGTGGCGCGGAGCCGACGCTGCGGTAATGACCTGCATCTACCGCGTTACCACTCCAATCAAGCGGCTTTCCACTGGATATGCAGAGGTGTCCGGCGGCCTGATCCCTTGCGCGGATGTACGCATTGAATGCCTGCTGCGCCTCTCGCATGTGATCGCCGCGAAACTTCAGCTTCTCCTTGCGGACCTTGATCTCAGCGCGCTCGATGTCGGCCAGAGCCTTTCGGGCTTTCGGCGCGTGGCGTGGCCCGTCGACGAGGGCGCAGGCCGGGCTACATACCGCCTGACCCATCCGCGAAGGGACGAATGAGGCCCTGCACGTAGCGACGCGGCACTTCTTCGGCCTGGGCGGCTTCCGCTCGATACTCATGCGGCGCTCTCCTGGCTCAGCAAATCATCGAAGTACACACCCTGCGGTGCAAAACGCGCGACGATTCGGTCGGTGTAGGCAATGCCCTGGGCGCGATTGAACAGGCTGGTCACCGGGAAACCGTCCGGGCCGAACAGGTGGCACCCGCCCATCATGTCCAACTTCGTCTCGTAGGGCAGATGGCGCATCACCCGATACCATTCAGCCTGGAACCCGGCGTCATCGTTCAGCAGGATCTGCACGCCGACGTGCAACTTGCAGTACCGGCGTGCGTCGGCGGCGTCACCGATCTGGGTCATCTCGGCGATGCGCTTGTACATCGCGAACCACAGCCGGTTCTGGTCCAGGGTGCGGTCCTTGCCAGGTCGCAGGCTCACCACCACGAAGTGCTTGTCCTCGAACATCTTTGACATGCGGGTGATGGCCTCGGTGAGCATGGAGCGGCAGTTGACGCTGATCTTGTCGGTCATTGCGGCGCCCTCTCCTGCTCCAAGTCCCGCGCCTGCTTCAGCAGCAGCGCCCGGCGATCTGCCAACTCATTGGCCGCGTCAATCCGCATCTCATCCTTCCTTTCAGCACTGGCCGCGCGCATTTCCAGCATCGACTCCTTTACGAGCTGCAGCTTTTCGCGCAGCGCTGGAGCCGGTCGGGTAACGGCGCCAGTGATCAGCCCGGCAAGGGCGCGCCCGTCCTCGGTGATCGGCTCAATGCTCAGGTCTGCCAGGTACTTCTGGCCGTGTTCGCGCGGAATGCGCTTCAACTCCACGGCCTTGGTCACAGCCTGAATGCAGCGGCCAGCGTCGAAACCCACCGAGACATGCCAGTTCACCGGTTTCGTGTCCTGGCGGGCTTGGGCGACGAACCGCTCGTAAGCGCTGATGAACGCCATGCGCGCGCCGATCTTGTCGCCGGCGTCGAGGACCGGTTTCGCGGCGGCCAGGGCCAGTTGGATCTCGTCGGTCAGCACCACGGTTTCGAATTCGTCGTTGGTGGTCATGGCGATAGCCCAGGCCTCGTCTTTTCCCGGACGACCGTCGGAGGCCTGGACGCGCTGGAGGATGTCGGCCATAGCCAGCTTCCCCTTCACCTCGAAGCGGCAGGCTTTCAGCGCAGCTTTGACAGCAGGCACCGGATAGGCACACAGGTCTTCGGCCATCATGGCGGCAGTGCCTGGGTTCATTTCCTGCCCCATGGCTTCGGCGGTTGCACAGATGGCAGACGCCAACCCGGCAACCTGCTGGTCATTCATTTCAGAGGTACTCATTGCGGTCACCTGCTTGGCGCTTTGCCAGAACGAGCTGGGCGGCCTGCTCCGCTGCGGAGAGGTTCGCTTCGGTGCGCTCCATCTGGCGGGCGGTTGTGCCGTTGACCCGCTGACCAGTCACCCACTGCGTGTGGTAGCTCTCGGCGTTGACCAGCAGCTCGTTGAGGCTGTGGCACTTGCGCAGGACGGCGGCGTCGCTGGTTTTCAGGAAGTGGGCGGCGACGTGGTGGGCAACATCGGCACCCAGGCGGTCGACCAACTGGCCGAGCTGCCCACCGACCTTGGCGTTCCACACCGGCCAGGCGCTGTAGCGCTTGCGGTAGGCCATGGCGTAGTTCGCCCAGACCTTGAAGGTTTTGCAGGTCTGGTCTTTGGGGCCGGGCATGTCAGCGGGAATCTCGACGCGGGGACCGTCGGCGCGATCAACCACCAGCACCAGGTTGCGGGCCGGCTTGTCCGGGCCGTCTTGCAAGTCCTGACTGGTATCCTGATTGGTACCCTGATGATTGGTATCCTGATTTGTCGGAGATTTTTCCGACCCTTGCTCGGATTTTTCTCC